TCTCCAGGATAACCTGACGTAATACCATTATACCATATTTGATTGGGCGGGTTCATGAGCGCTCTCTGCCCGCCGAGACCTTGCGGATAGCCGAAGCCATAGCCTAGCAAGACACATTATTAAGTATTTATTAATTGTAATAATTCGTAAATAAATTTAGTAACGTATACTCCTAGAAAACTGCCGAGTCCAGCACCAAAGGCATATATTATCCTGTCAGTAGTGTCACAAAATGCAATTCTTTTTACATTATACGACCAGATAAGACTTACTAAAAATCCAGTAATAGTAGCCCCAAAGATAAAACCGTGTGCGATTTGATAAGTGCTAGACGAAACAAATATTACCTGTAAAAATCCTGATAAAAACAAAAGTACTTGATTTTTTAATTTATCACGTAAATGACTATCAATCAAATATGGTATAAGGGTGCTACGTATCATATCTTCTTATTTAGAGCCAAAACCTATCGATGCTCGCTCTTGTTTCTCTTCTGTGAATTTATCGTTTTGGTTGTAAATATCTGTAAGAGTCATATCTTTATCAATTACTGAAGTAAACCCTAATGAGTCCGACAATTTTTGCGCTTGCTCTTTAGGTAATTTTTTAAATTCATGTTTAAGAATTAATCGGCCTTTGCGAAGAAGCGCTTCGTCAATTAAGGAAATATCATTATTGAAGGTACAGATAATCTGCGTTCCTAAAAAATCAGAAATAATTCCATCCGTTAAATTAAGCAAATTGTCTACCGTAGTGCCACCTGTTTTACGAGACTTAATAGCACTTTCAGCATCTTCAATAATTAAAATTGAATTTGGATAACCTGACATTAAGGGTAAGAAAGAAGGATCTGTTAAACACTTAATTAATTGGTTTGGCAGATAGATTACTGTTCTATCCTTTGACATAATTGAAATTAAATATCGTATGTACACTGACTTTCCAGTGCCAGGCATACCGTGTAAAAGAGCAATCCCTTTTTTATTTTCTCGATTTAGGACTGACAATAGGTAGTTATGCTTTTCAAGCCACTCTTTGCCATAATTAAGTTCTATATCTATTTTGGGATTATCAATATCAAAAGAACGAAGGATTAAACGCCCCGAATCTTGAATAACCATATAAACCGGAGACTTTTCATTGCTGCGTATTATTAATGAATTTATAGCTTCAGCAAAAGATTTAGCATATTCGGTGTTGCTCGCGTCAAACAGCATTTCTACTGAAATTTCTACCTCTTTCTCGTCTGTATTATATTGATAGTCTACTGCAATTAAGAATTTAGCAGCGTTCAGTCCTTTACGATATGCTTTTATCGATGTTACGCAGAAAGGATTATTTTCATCTTTAAGTCTATGGACAATTTGAAACGGTGTACAACATCTTTTAAGCAATTCTTCAAATTCTGCAGCCTTCACTACAATATTACTTTTTTGCCAATTACTAGGTGGTATATCATTGTTTGACCACCAAAAATTTTCGAGAGCATGATGCGTGGAATTGCCGTCTATGCTTATGATTTTATTGATATTTTCCATGTATACATTATATACTGGTAAAAGATTTTAGTTTTTATTGAGAGACGCTACTATTTTTATTGCTGCGATTTTTGCCCATTCGTCTGGCAAATTATTAGCGTGTTTAAGATACTCACATTTAATTCGGTTCTCAATCATATCAACCAACAGCTCTTTTTGCGTTGGTTTAATTTCGTATTCAATTTTGTCTACACGGATTACTGATCCTTGACCATGCATTAATTGAATAACATAATCGCCAAAGTAATATGCTGCTGACGTGAACATATTGTGATAGTGCTTGTCGTCGCATTCTTTGCAATATTTTTCAGCGTATTCAAAAGCTAACCAGAGCAAAGTTTCTCTAGGCTCATAATAACCAAGATCCATTTCTCGTTTTACATATTCTTTTGATGAATACTTATCCAACATTTTTTCCATTGCCGCATTAAGATCCGGCTCAGCTTTTTCTTTAAACCGCTGGATATGTGAATCATTAATGGTTTCTTGATTAATTAAAGATTCTATACGATTTTTAATTTCATTTGTCATAATACACAAAATTTTAGAATAACTACCTGTATTATATACCGGTAAAAAAATTAGTTTTCAGATGGTTCTAAAGGTATAGGATCAACGGAAGACGCTAGTTATTCTCCGGTTTGATATACAAATTAAAATTTTTAATTTCCTTCTAAGTTACTGAAAAATACTCTTCATTATTATTTACGATATATTCAATCTCCGGTTTTTCTATAGTTTGAATAAACACAAATTCTAAATCTAATTCTTCTAATGTTTTATTCTGGAGCTCTACGCCTTTTTCTTCAGCAGTTAGCAAATAATAAGCTTCGTAGATTCTACCGCTTTTTATATGAAGAAATCTATCAATTACATGTGATTCATATTACCAATTTATTAATGATGAATTATTTACCGTAATAGTTTCTTGATACGCATCTATAGCAATTGTTGGAGATGAGCTCATTCCCGTTGCTCCATTAAATGCACTTAGGGTTAAACCGTAATATGATACCGGCGGCATATTAGTAGTTATCGTTGTTCCTACTTGTATGTTATTTATATAAGCTTTTACTTCGGTGCTATCTCTATTAATTTCTAAAGATAATTTATACCAAGTATTAATTAAAGGATTAGCTAGAAGAAGTTGTCTAGATACGAGAATTGAAGAAGTTGACGAATTTAAGTAAAAACCAGCTGTACCAGAAATAACTTCTAATGATAACATAGCTTTCGAATCACTATAAGGACCTGAAGTATTATGAAACGACATAAAAAAAACATAAGGCTGAGCGGTTGTAGGCAATTGATTAAATCTCATTAAAATATCAAATTTGAATTTTGCACCATTAATATAGTATGGAGATCCTTGAGCATTACCACTATCTCTTCTAGTGGTAGCGCTACCATTCGCGGCTGATCCGCTTCTTAATAAAAAAATACCTTGTCCTGGTTGATATTGGCCGGTTTCTCCAACTTGTGTAATATTTGCAAGACTACCAGCACCAATGTTAGTTGAAGCAAAACCAGTTCTATCAAAAAAATGTTGATACCAAGAAAAATTATTGGGGTCAAAAACCCCAGCAGATCCGGTTGGACCTGTAATACCAATTGGCCCAGTAGGTCCTGTAGCACCAGTTGGGCCTGTGTCTCCTATAGCACCAGTATTGCCAGTTGGGCCAGCAGCTCCTGTATTGCCTGTGTTGCCCGTAGCACCTGTGTCTCCTTTTGGACCTGTGTTGCCCGTAGCACCTGTATCTCCTGGGTTTCCTTGACTGCCCGTAGCACCTGTGTCTCCTTTTGGACCTATGTTGCCTGTAGCACCTGGGTTTCCTTGACTGCCTGTAGCACCCGTGTCTCCTTTTGGACCTGTGTTGCCTGTAGCGCCAGTTAGGCCAGTAGCACCTGTAGAACCAGTATTGCCAGTTGGGCCAGCAGCTCCTGTGTCACCTGTAGCACCTGTATCTCCTTTTGGGCCAGTAGCTCCAGTTGCTCCCGTGACACCTGAAGAGGCAGAAATTGTTACCTCATTACCCTCGCCATCATAATAATTTCCTGCACCATCAGTCTGTAAAAGATTTTGAAATGAAGACGATACCTCCTGTAATGTTAAATCATAATTTGGATTTTTTGGCATTATTATCTAATATTAGAAATCTTAACTCCTATCTTTGGTGTATTATCTACTGACTCTGCAACTCTAACTGTTACTTTTCTATGATTAACCGCAACAAAGGTTTCCTCCCAAGGATTAAACATCATATCATCTGCAATTACTTCTAGTTTTATCGTGCCAACTTCATTTTCTGCAAGAAAATTCATTTTCTTTAAAGGAATTTCACAATGACCATTACCGTCAATAGTTCCTTCAAACATATAAGTCATATCGCGGCTCTCTATAATAACTCGGGCCTTACTGCTTCCTGGATTTGCGCCGGATATTTCCATATCGCAAATAAAGGTTTCTGTCTTATCTCTGTACAATTTATAGCCAGCGGCCGGTTCTTCAATTGGCATAGGTGCGTATGATTCAAATACCTGAGTTTCTTTCGCTGCATGCGAAACGGATTCAGTAATTGTTTGTGTATAGTTAGAATTAGAAATTGTTCTATCTTGTAATTTGTCTCCAGACAAAGCCTCTTCTGGCGCTCTCTCTGTTCTTTGAGCGCTAACTGGCGTTTTGAATGTTGACAAAAATTCTTCGAAGCTTTCCATATTTATGTGTTGCTTTTTTATTATATATCCCTATGAATATGAGTTACTTTAACTTGCGGTCTTAATACTTCCTCGATTGTTCTATTAATCTCGGTCAATGTTAATTTGCATTCTGGCTTTCTCTGTTTTAAAGAATGCACAGTAATTCCATTAACTTTGCATACAAGATTAACAAAGGTCTTATACTCTTTAGAGTCTAATTCTTTTTTAACAATTTGAGCTGGAGTTTGCTTCTGCTGTTTATGAAAAATAACAGGTAACCCGCCTCCACCGCCGCCGCCTGAAAAGATTTTTTCTACTTTTTTAGTAACAGCAACATCAGCCCAAGTGTATAATGTTCCAATCCATTCTGAGTCTACTTCAGGCCATCGAAGATATATCTTTTCTTCCATCTACATTTTATGAAAATTGATAAAAAGTCTTTATTTGTAAGGTGTGTAGTTGGGTTTCCCATTTACACGAGTGCAACGAAGAATTTGCTTTCTTTGTTTTCCAGTTGCCCGGTAAGATACATGAACCCAATCTGGATTTTGGTCAGTTCCATATTCCCAAACTAATTGATCAAATTCTAAATTGTTTTTAATGAATTCAAAAACCATACGATTTGTTACTCCAGTTGTGGTGCCATCTTGATCTAAATCCAGAGCTTCGCCGGTGCAATGCTGAGAAGTTTCTGAAGATCCAGGCGTAACCGCATTAAGAGCTTTTGATCTATAACCAGAAGACAGGGTAATTGGTTTTCCAAAATGAGCACGAATAGGTTCAAAAACCTTTTCTGCAATTATTCGTAAATTAGCCAGGTGGTTTGGCGTAGGGTTATTGTCAATACCCATACGAGCTGCAGTATTAGAACGGACAGCTTCTTTAAGAGATAGGTGTTCTGAAATTTTTTCCATTATTCATTATTGTTTTTAGTTTCCGACGCGTATTTTACGCCCATTATTGTACCTACTATTGAAAATGCATTCGTAAGTAGAATACCAAACATATTAGACCAGGTTGATCCGATAATCTGAGTATCTTTCTCAGTAAACATAGCAATGCCATACATAAAAGTTGTAATTATACCAACTGACATAATTACGACCAACGCAACTTTAACAATGGTGCTAATTAATTCATTCTGTGTGCGTTTTTGAATAATATCTAAATCGTATATAGCTGAATCTTTTGCTTTTTCCGATTCAAGCCTCATAGTTTCTGCTAAGATTCTGGCTTCATCAGCATGTTCTTTAGAAGTTAAGGCTTCTTCTTTAGCGGTTTCTGCTGTGTTTAAAGCTGTTTTGAGAGTATCAGTCAGTTCCTCATTTTCTCTTTTCCAATTAAGGAGTTCGGTATTTTGTTGCTGAACCTGCTTAGTAACATCGAGCCTTTTTTTCCTGGCACCTTTATCTCGATTTAAGGCTTCATACAAATATGTGGAAAATTCAACATCACCCTCATCAGCTTCTAAAACTTTTAAGATGTTGCCTTCTAAAGATAAACGATTATCTTTTTGTATTTGTAAGAGTAGGTCTCTTGTTAATTTATCAACTTTCATTATGCGTAAACTTTAAATGGTAGTGTGTGATTTTTATAGCCTTCAAAATCTAATTTGAAAGCTTCTAGGCGAGGCTCAATTTCGTCAGATTTAATTATCCAGAATTGGGCACCTGCCGCTTTGGCTTTTTCTTGTTCTTCAGGTTCGTTAGAAGAAGATATGATTCCAATAACCATACCATTACCCATTTCTTGAGTTACCTTACGAATTAATTCAATGCCGTCGAAAGATGAGCCTATTATGTTTAAATCTACAAAAACGCATTCAGGTCTAGGTTTACCCGTTTGGTACATACCTTCAAAAGTTTTGGCAGCTTCATCAGAGCTATCTAAGCACTCTAAAGAAATAGATATATCCAAAAGACTACAAGCATCTTCGAATACTAAATGAAAAAGACTTTCGTCGTCTACTAATAATATAGAATCAATCATTTTGTTTTTATTATTTTAATTTAATTGCAAGTTGTGTGCCGCCTTGAGGTAATTTATTACAGGCGATTATCATCCCATGTTCCTCAAGAATCGCTACACATATATTTAGGCCTAGACCAGTACCTGATTCTTTTTGGCCTTCTTTCCTTGTATAAGGTTGTGATAGGTGTTTAAATTCTTCAGCGGTTAATCCTCTGCCATTATCTTCTACATATAATATATCATCAACTCTATATATTTTAACCTGTTTATTAAGACTGTCATTATACTTTAAGCCGTTTCGGATTAGATTGTCTATAGCTGTACAAAATAGTGCTTCATTAACATTAAATTCTCCAATATCCGACATAGAAATTTGTGATTGGTAAGCGGTTGCAGACAGATAGTCTTCTAGTATAAATTTTAAATTGCAATTTGTGCGATTGAGAACAACATCTTTCTTTACAAGATTGGTAAATTCGTAAACTCCCTTATAGACTTTTTGAGTATGACGTAAACCCTCTTTAATCATTTTAAGAGGAGAATCTATTTTCATTTCTTTTGCTTGCGCTTCGGTAAGTCTGCGTTCTAATGAAGACAAACCTCTAGGCATATATGTATTTATTCCACTGTGCATATCATGACGTAGAATTTTAGCCGCATGCTCAAGATATGTATTTTTCTTTGCGATTTCAGCTTGTTGATTAAAACTTTCCGTAACATCGGTTGCAATTTTCATTATTCGATAAGGTTTGCCATCAACTCCTATAATTGGATTATAGGTAGCTTGCAAATAAACCAAAGATCCATCTTTTTTCTTTCTGATAATTTCACCGCTAAAGAATTTTCCACCTTTAAGAATGTCCCAAAATTTTACATATTCTTCGGTGTCTTTAACGCCATCTTCGACAAATATGCTATGATGCAGCCCGGAGATATTTTCATTATCGTAGCCCATTGTTTTTAGGAAGAGCTCGTTAGCAAATTTTATATTACCATCTAGATCAAATTCAATAACTGCGTTTGATTGATTAATAGCGTCCATTCGATTACGAAGTTCGTTTTTCAATTCAAACATTTTATCAGCTGATTCTTTAGATATGGAATCATTACTCATTGTGATAACATCTCGTATAAGTATTGAGAATAAAGGAATAAAAGATAAAAAGCAAACAAATTCCGTCCATCTGGTAATTTCTGTAGAATCCCAGTTATTGAATAAAACATTTATTTTTACACAACCAAAAATGAGCATTACTATAATAGCAATGCCCAGTGTAATTTTTGTCCTTAAATAGTATTTCATACTTCTAATTTATTCAGCTTCATCAAAGACCTTTTTAAAAGATTTGGCATCAGTAACTTCTTCACCGTATAGCTCAATTGTCTCATCGTCTAAATTAATAGAGATTTCGCCTGCCTGATATTTCATATCAAGAATAATAGTGGCATAATCTTTCCCGATTGCGGTTCCGCCGGTAATACGTTGTCCTGCCTTTTCTGCCCAAGAAGCAGCGTTTTTAACCATTCTAGTTGCTAAAGGACCTTTTCTTTTTGCAAAATCTAAAACGTTAGTTGGAACGTAAGCGGCTTCGTTTAAACGAGACTCGCCAATAAATTCATTAAATGTTGGTATACGATTCATATTTGTTTTGTTTTATTTGTTAGTCCAGAGTAAATTTGATAGCTCTGAGTATGCATACTTGTCTATCAAATAATTTTCTAGTTTTTTAAACTTTGGCTGTTGGTCAGCCTTACCTAAATAGGGATTGCCTTCAGTTTGTAGTTTTATCTGATGAGTTATTTCGTGCAAGATAGCCCGTTCAGGATCTTTTAATTTTGATAAGTCAAATGAAATATAGAGAGGTTGACCAGTTTTATCATTATATGAAGTGCTTGCGCCGCCATACTTAACATTTTGAAATTTTAAAGGCAATTCCTTAATTTTTTCAGCTTTGCATACAGCAGAATAATAAGCCTTAACATTGGTAGAACTTACTGCTTCGTTAAGATCTGCATCTGCGTCTGCACTGTTTAATTCATTAAGAAATTCTTGAAATGTTGGTATGCTCCACATATTTACTTTTTGGATTCTATATAAACAAAAAACCTGATATTTTATTTATATATCAAGGTGTAGGGAAAAGATTTCTTAAATACAATTATTGGTTTTTGCTAAACACAATAGCAGCGTCGCCAGTTTCTGTATCTTCAACTTCAGTATATGTTAAGCCAGCTTTCTTTGCGGAATCTAAGATTTTGTTCCAATCGCCAACAGCGCCGGAAAAACATACCATTGCTTCTTTTTCTCTAATTCCTAAAGTTTTAAGGGCTGTATAGTATTCTTTAGGTAATTTGCCATCATCTTCTAGGTCTGCAGCATCAATAAAATTATCAACTAAATCGTCGACCATTTGGCTGAATTTTTTAACTTTATTACCCATAGTAATTGTAGATTCATTAATGAATTCTTGAAATGTAGGAATGTGTTTCATTTTATTATTTATTTTTTTTGGTTTTGCCTAAACAAAAAACCCTGATATTTTATTTATATATCAGGGCGTAGGGAAAAGATTTCTTAAAAGGCGTTAAGACTTTTATAGTTTAATTAATTTGTATGTTGCTCCGTAACATTCATTCACTCTTTTTTCATCTAAATGATCGTCACCGTAACAAGCATGCCAATATAATTTGCCATTGTTAATATTTGAAGTGTATTCAGAAAAGAAATACCCATACCCTCCTTCTTTTAGCAAAAGCATGTATTCCTTGTTAGGTGTAGGGATGTTATTAGGGTCAAACGGTAACCATTGGTTATCTGGGTGATTATCTAAATAATCCTTAATTGGCTTTATTAAAATATCTGCTTCTTCAGGTGTTAAAGTGTCAACATATTTAATCCATTCGGCTAATGCTGCTTTACGCTTTTCTAATTTAGCTTGGCTCATATTTTGATTAGTTTGTATACTCCTTCATCAAGATTATGGTATTCCCACAAAACATCTCCTTCGATATCTTCCCAATTACCATTTACCACATTAAAAGAATAAACAGTACCGCCTCCTTGACGTTTTACTAACAAACACCAACCGTCTTTAGCTCTTGGCAAGTTGCCCTCGTCAAGTGGCAGCCATTCACTATTAACGTCAATTCGCAAATGATTAGTTCCTTCCGCCGGCTGCTCATCGTCTTCTTCTGCGTGCCTTACAAAATTCCACTTCCAAGTAATAGTGGCAGGTTGGCCATCAGCAAATAACTCAACTGGATAGTCAGGTAGTTTGCCATCAGCAAATATTGGGTCTAGGTCTTTAATTGTTAGTTTTGAATTATCCATTACGATAGTTTGATTGTTAAATTAATAAGGGTAATACTCATTACGAGCTTCAATTAAATTAATTTCTGCTTGTTTTAGATTTTCTTTTGCTGCTTCACGACGTTCAAATGCTTTAACATAATCGTCAGAAATGGATTTGTAATGTTCTAAATCTCTGATTCTTTTTTCTTGTATTGCAATTGTATTTTGAGCTTCTAACAAGCTGTCTTGTAATGTTGCTTTTTCAGTAGCATCTAAAAATAAGTTGCTAGAATCTTGCGCTTGGGCATTAAATCGGTCTGCAAGTTCACTATACTTATCTCTCCATGTATTTCGTTCTTCTTGCAATTGTTTTTCATCAATCAGTAAGCTATTATACTTAGCTTCCCAATCTATTTTTTCTAATACTTTGCCCACAAATTGACCAAAAGTTTGTTCTTGTTTTGCTGGTCGTATTGCGTCTGGACGTTCTGGAAATGCAGTACCCTCCCAATCGGCAATTGGAGGCGTACTTTTTACTTCAGGCTTTTCCGCTTCCACTCTTGCAAGGTCGGTGAGTTTGAAAGCGTAACGTATCCATTCTTCTTTACTAAAGGTAATACTTTCTTTATACTGCGAGTACCAACCTTCTCCCCAACTATTAACTAAAACCAAGTAAGGTAATTTATCATACTTTCCGCTATCCAACGGATACGCAGCATATCCCCAACCTTCAGGCGGTGCAAGTTGGTTAAGTATGTGGGTGGCGTAGTCAAGGGCGGTAAGTAAAATTGCATTGTTATTATCTTTGTAGCACCTATCTAAGTAGTAACTACCTAAATTACCGTGATGGTCATCTGTACGAAAATACTGAAAGTAAATTTCAATATCAGGCATTTCACCTGCTTTAATTTTTTGCTGTAATGTTTGCGCTTCATCGAGCGTCAATTCTTTTGTGTATGGGTACATATGTTTTAAATTAGGTTTAGATCTTTTAGTTTAACAAAATAATACGTTGGTTTAAATAAAACCAGGCCAGCAGGCGTAGCAAAGTTTTCTTGCATAACTTCAACTACTGCAAAATCTGCATTAGGGTCGTTACGATGTATTTTGCCGCGTAATTCGCCGTTAGAACTGTACATACGTGGGTCAGGTGTAAACTGTACCCAGACTCCCTCTCTAAATTCAAATTGAGTTTTATCGCGGTTCATAAGAATAAAACGATTAATTATAGATTTGTTTGTGACTCATTGCAGTGAAGTCCAGGATTTCTACTGAAACTGTATCGCCTATTCTATATTCACAATTACTTGCTAAATAATACCCGCAATCGGTTTCCATACTCCAATAACAATCGGGCAGGGTACCTGGGTAACGATATACTTGAGACACTTTAGTCACCACGCATTTTACTTCTTGCTTAATGGGTGATATAGTTTTACATGCCGCCGCAGATAACAAGACGGCTATTGAAATAATTAAGGTTTTCATATAAATAATATGTAAGTTTGGATTATTAGTTTTTTGTTATTTAATGTTTAAACGTAATATTTTTTGAATTCTTTATCAGTCTAAAAAAATGAGTAGACGCTGACTTAAAATTCAACGGCTTATCTGTCTTTGGGTGTTTTGCCAGGACAATTCCCATTGCTTCTATGCTGTTTGTATTGCCATATAGGAAATAATAACGGGCAGGTGTTTTGTACATTGCAGGTTCTTCGGCTAATATAAAAGTCTTTGTGCTGTAAGTGCCGCCAACCTCTGCTTCTAGCAATAATTTTAGTTTGTTCTTGTCTATTAACATATTTTTTAATAATTTAAAATAAGGGATAATTTAAGTGTCAATCTCTCTAGTAGTCTCTAGACTTTTTCTTTTACAGATAGACTTGTTAATTTTATACAGATTTCGCAACTAGTTCTTAAAAAACCAGGAATCGCTTAAAAAAATTATAGACGGCTGCCTAGATCACGCTCAGCAATAATCATAGCCTCATCAGGTGTTAAACCTGGAATATCTGACATTGCCTGCAGGGCTGCGTAAACCAATTTTGAAGTAACAGATAAACGATCAGCTTCACGAAGAATGTCTTGTATAACTAATAAATGACTTTCGCTGGACTCTGATTGAAGTTCTGTAGTTATATTCCCGTAAACTTCTTGAACCTCTTGAATGTCTTTATCCACATCCTTTATTGCAGAATATTCCCGAGAGCTTAGGTAAATCTTAAGTGGCTCTTGAAAATTGTCAGCTGCGTGAGAAAATGGCACAATTGGAGTTAAAAAATTGCCAATGCTAATTTGATTCAGCCATTTAAAAAAATCATCAAAATCCCTCTTTTCAATATAAACCAATACTTTCATATAATAAACTGTATTTTATATATTACAAAAGAAAAAGCCCAACGCAATGCTGAGCTTTTCTTATAGGGTGTTCTATAGTGGTTTATTTAAAAGACTTAATATCCTGTATTTCGTCTCTCATTTGCTGTGCTAACATTTTTACTCCTTGCAAGGATTTACGAGCCCTAATACCAGCGGTTTTATTGCCGTGAATATAAAATTTCTCGAGATCTTCTTTAGTGGATTCAAGTAGCAAAACAATTTCGTTGTATATTTTCATTTATTATATTACAGGTTTGATGGATAGTTCTTATTTTTTCATATTTTCGCCGCGGGTATTGTAATAAGCTCGGCCGTATGATATGTAAATTTCTTCACCACATTGAATATAACGGGTTGCAAAAATTTTAAGTAGCTTTTTGTCTTCATTATATTCCCATCTAGCGTTTGGTTGGTTTCTATGATTATAGTTGCTGCCACAGCCTAATGCAAGAACGTAGACATCATTGCTGATCTTAAACATATGATCTATTAAAACTGTCCCTTGCACTTCCTTAAACGGTGCTTCTATCACATAGCATTCTTCGATTAATTCATTATCAGAAATATCATCAATCGCGTAAACCCCGTTTCCATTTTCTGTTTTACCAACTCCAATTTTTTCCCATTGTTTTACTGCTGCAGACTTTCTTAACATTCCCTGCGGCTCTTTCATAAAACTTGGTTGAGTGGGCTCTTCTATTTTAGTCTTTTCGAACAGTTTAAAATTCATTAGTCTAGGTTTGGTTTTATTTCTGCTATATACCGGTCAAGTGTAATAAAATGCGGATTTCTAACGGATATAGACTCGTTTGTTGATTTTAATTTATCACGTTGTTTTACATAATCTTTGTATGTTAAGATATTAGATTTAGGTGAATTTGTTTCAACTGATTCTCGTTGCGCAGCTTCTTCTTCTTCTCTTCTTCTACGTTCTTCTGGAGTTTCTTCTGGAGTTTCTTCTGGAGTTTCCTCAGGTGTTTCTTCTGGAGTTTCTTCTGGAGTTTCCTCAGGAGTTTCCTCAGGAGTTTCTTCTGGAGTTTCCTCAGGTGTTTCTTCTGGAGTTTCTTCTGGAGTTTCCTCAGGAGTTTCTTCTGGAGTTTCCTCAGGTGTTTCTTCTGGAGTTTCCTCAGGAGTTTCTTCTGGATCTATATCAGCCTTTTTGATAAAATCTTCTATTTTTTCTTTGTATTCTTCTTTATCTGTTTCTACTGAATTTTTAATGCTTTCTTTAACTTTGCCCTCTTCTAAAAATGTTGATTTTATGCTAGAAGGTATATTATCTGCATTTTTTTCAACTTCGTTTGCTGCTTCTAAATTAATAGCAACCACCTCAGCTTTTAAAGATTTAATGTTATTTATATCGTCAACAATACCTTTAGCAAAATCTTTTTTCTCTTCGTCCGGTTTTGCTTCATATGCTTTGCTCATTAAATTTAGTACTGTACCAAAATTAACTTTTTCTTCAAGATCTTTATTAGCCTCGTTAACTTTTGATATATTTTTATTACTAAATCTATTACTAATTGATTCTCTAGGCGGCGCTGGCGATGGAGCAGGCTCTGCTGGGGCAGGCGCTGGGGCAGGAGCTGCTGGAGCAGGCTCTGGCTCTGGTTTTTCTGCAGCTGCTGCGTATTTTTCTTTTAAGCCGTCAAGAGCAACATTTAATTTTGCTTGGCTTGCATTTAATTTTCCTAAACTTGGCGCGTATTTTAAAGCGTCTGCTTTTTCTTGTTCTGTGCTTTCTTCACGGTTTTTATGCGCTTCTTCAGCTTCTTTGTTTGCTTGATCAAGTATTTCTTTTGATTTTTCTATTGCTGCTTGTAAGTCTTCTAACGGCTTACCTAGTTGTTCGCCAAGTTTAAGATTTTTTATATTCAAATCATGTTCTATAGCTCTTTTATCTCGCGATAATTGTGTTTCAAAATCTTCTTTCCAGGCTCCTGATAATTCTTCAATTTTTTCCTTCATCTCTTCATCCATCGTCTCAAATTTATTCTTTTCGCCTTCCCATTTAATTTTTGATACTTGCTTTAGCTTTTCTTTTTCCCCTTTAAGATTTTCTATTTCAGCATCTATCTTTTGTTGCTGCATCTCTACTTGTTTACCGATTGCTTGTCTTTTAGCGATTGCGGCATCGTCATTTTGCCCTTTTATTGCCTCTTTTGCTTTTTTTGCATTTTCTTCAGCCTGCGTTTTACCCTCTTTAAGCTTTTCTATAGTTGCATCTATTTCTTTACCTTTTACTTCAATGGTTTCTTGCTCAAATATTGATTTTGAAATTCCTGCGCCAGCAATTTTATATTGCTCCAAATATGCGCCTTTAGATGATTCACAAACTGCAAAATTAGCGCCATTTGTTATAGCACCGCCAATTGAATTAAATAGACCAAATATGGCCATAAGTATAGCGTCTATAATACCTCCGCCAATTGAAGCATCAGCCTCGTTTAAATTTACAGGTTTAGAGTTCTGTGTTGTCTCAGATTGACGATCCTTAAATTCTTTAAAATTAAGCATAATATTTTATATGTATTTTACGTATTTCTATTATATATCAATGATTGAATAGAAAGAATATTTAATATTTGTTCTGGAGTAAAGGCATAAAAAAAGGAGACCTAAGGGTCTCCTTTTTAAGTAAAGCAAAATCACTATGCGATAGTTTGAGTATCTGCAGTTTGATTCCATAATGCAGTTGCACCTACATTTTTCAAGTTTACTAAGAAAGTAAAATATTGAGTCTGAGGGTGGAAACCAGCTTCAACTAGAGCATAACGAGACTTAACAGCAATTTTTGGTGCCATTGTGCCTTCAGCAATAGTTTGGATTGATTCAGCCATTAAGTAAGGCATGAACTTTAGACCTGGTTCTTCATCAGCGCCTTTTCTACCAACTAGTACACGAGTATCGCCATATCTCATGTTAGGATCTACATAAATAGTTAATCCTGCGATTGTACCAACTGGATAAAGAGCACCGTTGTTTTGGTTAACAGTGTTAGCCATTGGATAGAACGTGAATTGTGCAGAATCCTGTAGGGCTGTTGCAATTTGCAAGTTAGTAACTACAAAGTTACCTGGGCCTCTACGTCCTCTTTGTGCAACTACGTTAGCAGCAGCTAAGACCTTAGATTGAATTCTACGTTGGAAAGTACCCTGGTTTTCAAAACCTTGAGTACCGCCGTAAACTGAAACCGCAGGCAATCCAATAGTTACCAAATTATTATCTTTACCGATAAATCTTGCGCCACCAGTAGTACTTAAAGTAGAGCTTGCATTAAGAGTTAAATTTAGATTAACACCGTCTGACAAGTTAAAGTCATATGCGTTCTGCCATCCTAATGCAAAAGCACGAGAAAGGATATGCTTATTTGTTGATTGAGAAATCTCGTTCACAAGAGCATTTTCCATCATAGAAACAACATCAATACCGTATTGACGGTTAAGATCTTGAATCTGCTCAGTTGTTACAGTTGCAGCAACTTGGAAAGTT